CCAAGATAACGGCAACATCATACTTGATTGCAATCTCTTTCAGTTCCCGTACAAAATTACTCTGAGCCAGGTACAGATTGTTCTGATCCTCTACGATATCCATTGCCGTCATCAAATTATCGATGCAAAAAAGTTTTACATTTTTCTGAGCAGCGACTTTCCGAATCGTGTCAAGCAGACTATCCGTTTCCTCCCCTTCTATGGCATTGTTATCGTAGATGAATGCCCGTCCCCTGTACCACTCGCTGATTTTCTTGTCTGTATCCGCATCCAAGAAGTATTCAGTTCCTCCGAATCCATCGTCACGGGATGACATATGGTCATTTCCTGCCAATTGGCAGTTCAACCATGCCTTGAAATGGAATCCAGGCAGTTCTCCGGAGTAAGCGAAGCATCCAACACCTTGATCTAATGCATCGGCAAAGATGTTCGACATGAATGTGCTTTTCCCGTCACCCCGTTTCCCCGTAAGCAGACAAACCTGTCCGAAGCAAATACCACCTTTAAGGGCAGCATCCAAATCGAATATCCCCGTCTTCACCTTCGGCAGTTGCGTGATATCTACATACTGTACATCAGCGAGTTCCTCTACGTTACTGATCTCCTGTTCACAGGCATTGTATACTGCCCGTCTTACCGCTTCAGCACCAAAGGCAGCAAGAATATCATTCGCATCCTTCTCGCCCAGGTAATCCTCTGCCCGTACTGCAAGCACTCTGTTAGGAACCCTCTGCCGGATTGTGTCAAGCAGACTCATGTGTCCTTTCTCCATGTCACCAAACACAATCACAGTATTGAACTTCTTCAGCCATTCAAGGCAGTTAGGGATCCAGGTGAAAGCATTGCACCCATTCGGAACTGAGCAGAATGCATCCGGTTTCAGCACACTGTTCTCATTCCGGAATGCTTCAGCGACAGACAGTGAATCAATCTGCCCTTCTGTGATGACTACTGTCTTGAATCCGCTGCTCTGTTTCATTCCGAACAGAATCGGTTGTCCACCTGGTTCCGTCCATTCCTTCGCCTTATCCCTACCCTTCCTGTAGTTCGTCTTCCGGAACTTCGCATAGACTAGTTTTCCGTACTCATTGAAAAACGGGAACCACAGGATATTCGGTTTATTCTCAAAAACAGTAACCTCATACTGCTCGACAATCTCTCTGCTGATTCCCCGTTTAGACAGATACTCAACCGCAGGATCTCTTGGCTTGATCTTTTCCTTCGGCTGCGGAAACTGCACATACTTCTGTTCTGCTTCGTTGGCAATCTTGTATCCGAAATCTCTGCACAGTTCCACGAAGTGTCCATGATATCCGCAGCTTGCCCGTAGGCATCCGAATGCACCCGTCTTCGCATTAACAGAAAACTTCCACTCGTCATCCCTTGGGGCAGATAATCCACACTTAGGGCAGTGCTTAAAAAACACATTGTCACCCTTCTGCTTTGTTTCTGCTCCAATGAATCCTATGAACCCGTTTAAATCATCTTGGCTCATCACGTACCGCATTATTGATTCCTCCAGGCTATATACTCCTCATAGGTCTTGAACATATCCCTGTACATCTCCGGAATTACCCCCGAAGGGGGAACGGGAGCGGAGCGACCCTTATTCTCTTTATCCTTCTCTTTCTTTCTCTGTCTTTCTATTGTTGGTTCCGTTTTTTTACCATCCTTTGTTCGTTTTTTCGTTCCGTTATTAGTTCCGTTATTAGACTCTGAATCCTGGTAGAACTCCCAATTTTCAATGGTTATAATAGTTCCGTTTTTAGTATCGTTATTAGTCCGTTTTATAGTTCCGTTATTAGTTCCATCTATAGTTCCGTCTATTATCCATCCTTTTACTGCAATCATTTCGTCATGGACGAGATCTTGGAGGAACCTATAAACTTTGTTTCTGCTCCATCCCCATCTGTTGGACAGAAAATATACGCTTGTGTATACCTTTCCCCGTTCCATTATCTGTGTTTTGCCTTTATAAACTTTTTCCTTGTCAACACCCTGGGAAAGTATCAGCAGATCCACCCATGCCTGTCCCTTTGAGAATGGTCTTTCAAGCCATAAGGAATTGTTTTTCAATCCCCTGTCTAGTTTTATAAAACTCCCTGTTTTTGCCATCGGACACACTCCTAACGCACTAAACTTATTAGTCTTCCTGCGTTAATTTTATCATATTAATAGTGTGGTAAACAAAAATTATCGATCAACTTTTCGGTTGACATTTTCGATTTTCTTGTTCCACGAAGCAATTGCATCTCTTTCTGCCTTTATATCGTATGACATACACTTAATAAAGAATCCGGATTCCATGCCACACTTCTTTTTGCATTCTACCCATATATATGGATCCCTTTGTCTGATCCTGGCAGCAGCACCGCACTTGCAAGGCAGTAGTTCGTTTTGCATCATCTGTCCTCCTCAGTTATCAACGATCTCAATGTGCTTATCAAATGCTTCAAGTATTCTTTCAAAGGAATACAGTGTTGGATATTGTTTGTTTCTCATGTACAGTTCTATAGATGACCTTGATATTCCACTAGCAATATCTAGATCAATAGGATCCCATCCTTTTTTCTTTAATTCTGTTGCAAGCCAATCAGCAAAATTAAACTCATCCATCCTGTTCACCTTCCACAAAATTCAGTTCAATTGATTCATACTTCTTGTATGCCCAATCGTTCATGTACTGATCTTTCGGTACGGCAGCGTAATGGATTACCTTTGGAGTTAAGCACGGCTGAGTCCATGCAGATGAATTAAATTCACTGTCTAGCAGTTTTAGTCTGCCTTGGCAAAGCAGATTAATGACATCCTGCCCAGGCCAAGTAAATTTGTAGTTGTTGAGGAAAAACATCATCTCATGCTCTTTGCCTTTATCACGCAGCAGTTCCAGGTTAATCATCAGCACACCCGTATTGATGTAGCGGAACAGAGAAGTACACTTCTTCGGTTCCATAACTCCTGCGTAGTAATATCCTGTCAGATCTACGCTGAACAGTTCTGATATGTCCGCATCAATGATTGTGTCGATGTCTAGCCATAATACCCGTTCAATGGTTTCCGGAAGCATATCACCCAATGCACACCGAAGCAGTTCCATGTATGACCACGAATTATTGAAGTTAGGGGAACCTGGATGAAAGAATTCCTGCTTTGACACATTGTGTGCAATAACAAATTCCGGAATAGGATACGGGAATTCATCATCTTCGATAAACAGATAGACAAGATCTACTTTTGTATTAATCAGCAGACTTTTTAGTGAAGTGTACATCTGCGGATAAACGCTCCTGGTTCCGGAATAAACTACTATTTTAGGATGATCCATTTTAATCTCCTTTCTGTTCTCCGTCAGCACAGAACCAATCTTCATCAACGCATCTATTCAACCATTTGCAAAACCAATGAGAACTTGTATATCCGAGATGCTTGCAATCCTTGCACCGGACAAGTTCCTGTTCCCTGTGAAGCGTTTTTGAAACAACTTTTCCATTGATAGTCATGCAATCGACTTCTTCACAAATCCATTCCATTTATGAATTCATCTCCTCAATCAGTTCACATATACGTTCACAGGAATGTCCATCACAGGAATCCGCTACATACTCAAGGCATCTTTTCTCTGCCGTCCGAAGTCCTTTAGCTGCTCTCATCTGCTCAATCAGTTCTGCTTCTGTTGTCGCATACCTGGAGCAGTATTCCTCCGGATATTTCAGATACATTCCTCTCGTTTTGACATACCCAGGATTCTTTTCAAACAGCACAACGGGTTTCTTCAGCAGATACGCATCGAACATAATGCTGCTATAGTCCGTTATCAGCACATCGCAATCGTACAGATAGTTCACTGATGGTTCCATGCAATCCACTTCATGCACCCGTCTATATCTGTTTAAATCGTATGCGTAGTTCCCGTATGGATGGCATTTAACCAGGAATACTTCGTCATCTGTCAATGCATTATCGATCATCTGCCAATCGATCACAGGGAATGGAGTTTCACGGAAGTTCCGGAATGTCGGAGCAAACAGATAAACCTTCCTGTCCGCATACTTTGTATGCCCGTCACCCTTTTTCTTCCGTTTATATCTGTCTGTCCTTGGCATCCCCAGGTCGAGGATCCTCTCTCTTGGGACATGAGTGCATCTCTCAAACATATCGATACCACCACATCCGGCAACAACGATCCTGTCAATCAGATCAGCATAATGCTCTCTGTAATAGGTTCCCTTCTCATCAAGGCCGATATACTTTCCACCCTGTATAGCATGCCAAATCATGATCGTTTTTCCTGGGGAACAGGTAGGAAAAGCATCAATGACCATCAGATCATACTTGCCGGATTTCACTTCACTGTCGAAGTTCCCGTCATGCGTACTGATGAATTTCTTCTCGCCTTTGTACGCATCGTATATGGCCTTGAGGTTTTCGCATCTGTCTAATGATCTGCCAAGGACAGTTGCAAACAGTACAGGCTTGCCCATTCCGTCACCTCCCCATACTCTTGTTCCGCATATACTGCAACATTTTTCTGCTTGGCTGCGGAGTCGCTAGTCTGTCTTTTTCCTTTTCTTTCGCAACTTTGTCGCATTTTTCACGGAACACCGAATACCTGTCGCATTCTGAATGGCATCCGCTATGTCTGTCTTTGCAGTGCTGACACGGAGATCCACTAATCGATTGGATCAGAACTAGCCTTTTGCTCATTGATCTGTTCCTCCAATCTTTTGCAGAGTGTTGCGTGTTCACAGGAAACATTAATTACTCTTGTTACAACACGGTCATCACCATACAATGTTTTAGTATCGGCACGTAAAATACA